CTTCAGGAGTAGGTGGTAACTGCTTACCAGCATCGAGCCCCTGAGCTGCTGTGCTTGGTGGACTTGATGGCGGAGCTTGGTTAACCATTGATGTCCATGGAGCCTGGTCAACCATTGATGTCCACGAAGAGGCAGGAGAGGGTACAGCCTCAGGAACTTCGACAGGAGATGGTGTGGTCGAAGCTTCAGGACCTGCCTCTGAGTAAAGTGAGTCTTTACGCAATTTCTCTTCAGCCCTCTTAAGGCCCATGAAAGCATCAGGATAATAAGTTGCTAGGAACGAGTTGCGTTTTTCCTCATACTCCTTACGGTTTTCCGAATAAAACGAATTACGCGCTTCGCTACTTTCTCCGAGGAGAGGGTCTGGGGGATACTCCGGGGGTTTTTTACTCGGATATTTATAGTCTTCGACGGTGGCAGTAGTCGGTGAGCCCTGGTCAACCATTGATGTCCATGGGGCAGATGAGCCCTGGTCAACCATTGATGTCCATGGGGCAGATGAGCCCTGGTCAACCATTGGTGTCCGTGGAGTATCAGGAGCTTGTTCAGGAGGAAAATACTCCTGGAACGATGGTGCTGTGGTGTACCTAGATCTTTCTTCAGGGGTAAAACCAAGCGGTTCCTTACCTAGGATGTCCTCCGAGACTGTGGGCTGATCCTGGACGTAATTGCCTGGCTTCTTTGTCTCAGTAACTTTTTTTGGTGGATTAGCCCAGTACTTCAGTGCCTCACCACCAAGCGCAGTGAGTGCCTTCAAGGTTGTCGCTATGTGCAGAATCTTACGACCCCTACGCATTGCATCTTTCTTGAACTCATAAGACTCCTTGCGGTTCTTCTCTAAGTCGGCAAGTTCTGCGCCCCTGACCTCCCGAGCCTGTTGCCTTCCCTCCTTCGCCCTGAAGATGGACTGCTCGTAATCTATGACCTTCGTACCAGCAGCAAGGATAGCCTCAGTTATAGCGTCCTGTGCTTGGATGATATTCCCATCAGCTTGAGATACGGCTGCATTTATGGCGCTAGCCAATTGATCGGCTAGTTCCTGACCCATTCTAGTCGCCATTCTTAGCTCCCTTCTGGCACTTTCGATATTGCAACGTTATAAGGCATCTTCACCGTTCTTTGTGAAGCAAGCAACCCAAGACCATTCAATGTGGCACCTCTATCGGTAGATTCGTTATTAGTTGCGTCCTCTTCTATATCTACTGCTATTGTACGACATTTTTGCTTGGCTGGCTTTAAGATTATTTCTGATTGATTGGTACCATCTGCAAGCGTCGCAGTGAATGTCTCCGCCGCAACAGAACTACCATCGTAGTATAGTTTGATCGTTAGTGTTGTCTCTGAATGCCCGTAAATAGGTATGCCGATGTTGTGCAACCGGAACCCAGAGAAGAACTCCCCTATCTTTATCTGGCCGGTCTTAATCTTTATCGGAACGGGATAGCCTTTACCGTCACTCGCCAATTCGTCGGTGTAGTGGGTATCCCTCTCTGTCAGGATATCCCCGTTCGATACAGCGAAGTAAAGCTTCCTAGATCCATTAGAGCGTATGAGCCCCTGAACGTCGTTAAGGTATGGGCCGATAGCAGTTTGGTCATCACCGGTTGGTACCACCCACGTGTACCACTGATTGAACTCATAATTGTAAACCAGGCATACACCCCCGACTAAGGTCTTTTCACCCCCCGTACTATTTGTCGATGTCACCTGGGCATATGTTCTGAGTGGTATAACTATTTCATTAGTCTCATCGACAATCTGTACTCCGGATGGGTCAAAGTCGTTGTAATCTTCCACGGGGGCACCTATAAACTTAAGCCCTTCATTACCAATGAGGTAATACCCATGCCGAGACTTATACATGATTCCAGAGGGTATCCTTGCACATATGGACCTGTCGTCGATGCCCTGATCTAAGAGTGCAATCTGTGGTGGAGTGAACCCACTTCTGCTTGAATTATCAGGGCCTGGGCCGTCACCGGCTATACCGAAGACGTTATTTCTATTGAATGCTATGAGATTTGGCCCATTACTTTCGATATGAGATGCGCCAACGCCGTTCGTCTCTTCGCTAATCGAGATAATATTCCCAACGCTGAACAGTGGGCAGAGCATAGATTGCTCCGAACCGAGGGTGGACGCAAATGACTGAGATGGATAAATCATCCCATCTGTTGTGCTTATGCATAGAATATTTTTGTGTGATGTTAAATCAGTCGGGCAGGAAGGCTGAACAGGATAGACTGCTGGACTTATCAGTGCTGGTACCGCTGTTGCTTCGTCCCTGAACTGCACCACTCCGTTTGGTGAATCAATATCGATGTCATGGTACCTGTGGTTGTTATCCATCGGTACCATCGTATATAACTGAAGCGGCTCCCTTTTGAGGTCTATCTCCTCGCCTCTTATTTCTGTGTTACTCATGCCAACAAAGATTGCTATACCGGCAGATGAAGATTCTACCTCGTTAATGGTTTGACCAGCGTGATCTTTCCTTGCGATACCTGTCCGCTTATTGGTTAGCTGTATACCTGTAACCCGGATTCGTAACTTCTTTGCCCTCGCATCGACTTCCACAAAGTCTATATCAGCTCCGTTCCCGTAGTAGTCCAGAGCGCTATAATGGGTGATGCCGTTATCGTCTTTATAGAAATATGCTGCTGCTATGGTATACCTGCCCTTTCTGCACCCAGGGTCATTATCTTCATCTGCGACTCCACCAAGGGAGTATTTAGATGCGATTATTGTGATTTTCTGAATTAAGGGCTTCTGTAGAAACCCGTTCTCAATGAACCTGCCTCCGGAAAAAGACCAAAGCAGACCGGAGCCAGTGAATAGGGACCCAGATACCTGCTGGCTTTGGTACATCCGTGGAGGCTGGAAATTGAAGGACGCAATTTTCGGGTTAAACGCCCCATTATACTGGAATGCATTTGTAGCATTATCGATAGTCGAGATTCCGAATTCCATATCATAGTACCCGTCCGAAGACGAGTACGGACCATCAACAGCGTATTTCTCGTGGCCAGGGTAAGCATAATAGCTCAGTCGGGATCTTAATGAGAACATGGGGTAGTTGGGGTACATGTCAACATTCGCGCTGACTTGCTTCATTTCATAGGGGTGACACAAGGCCGAGTCACCAGCCGCGAACACAGCAACCACCTCTCCCTCATCATTGAAGAGGGCTGTCCTCGATGTAGAATTATCCCCATCGAATACGGAATGGCCGCAGAAATAAGCTCTCGATCCTGCCGTTGGGTAGACTGCATCCGATAGGATATTTACGTTCCTGAGGAGAACCTTTGTATCATTTTCGTCGTTCAGGTTTCTCCTGATTACCCACCTATTCTCTGACTGGATATACCTAGAGTTGTCCATACCGCCATCAGTGGCAGTGGATTCCCATGTGATAGAACTGCCGTACTGTATCGCAGCAACCTCCACGAAGATGTAAATGGCATCGCTTGTGCTTGTTGACCAGTTGGTTACTGCTGCATTCACGAGGTCGAGATGTTTACATTGCCAGTATCCTGACTCCTTGATTAGCCCGTTGAACGGCTGCTTGGTCCCATCAAGCTCCCACTGCATCTGCAGGTCATTTGGGTAGACCGGTGCAGCCCCATCATACTTTAGTAGTCGCTCTTTTGTTATGTCCGAGAAGGCACATGACTCTTCCCCGTCCCATGATGCATTGCCACTATGGATCATGATGTCCTCATCTGTATCGGACCTAATCACCACCACAAACACATTATCAACATTTGACTCAAAACATCCATTCGTTGATGGGCTAAAGGGTGCTTCTGCCACGTGCTTCTTATTTATCCCCTTGATTATGATGCATGTCGGGATAAACGTTTTTGTCCAGTCAAATGGGCTGTTGCCTCCATACCCTCCAGGGTATTTCCCTGGTATGGCCTCCCTGCCGGGTGTTAAGACTTCAGGATCTATGGCACTCTCTAGATTAACGTCGGCGACAGGCTCTTCTGTGAGGTCGGTGCCGTCGAACTTGTAGTACTGGACATGCACCTTCCCTGCTGAATCACCCGTTTTTACTGCTGCCATAAATGAGAAGATGATGCCTACAGAACTTTCTGTTCCAGCAACATCTGCAGAGTGATACAGGTCTGCATCCCATATTGGAGTCTTGAAATTAAGGGCGAGGCGGTCATTGGCTAGGTCCGTAAGAACTGTCGGTGTGCTTATCTGGGCGTTTCCTACACCCGAGCTGAAATCCCAGTTTGCCTGATATATGGACCAGAGGCCTTCATCGTTGCCCTCTCCAGCGCTGTATTGCGATGCAAAGACCAGGACTACGTTAGAGCCTTCTGTGTTACTCGTTGGCCACCATAGGTTCCCATCGGCCATATTGAACAGCATTGGCTTAGTGGTAAAGTAGATGGAGTTCTGGCCATGCTCAACATTTAGATAGGTCTCTACGTTCGCTAATGGCACATACGCATAAGGCGGGGTACCAGTAGGTAGGGGGCTTTCTATGATATCGTCGTGGTAATCGAATTGCCCATCACGGTCGCTTGGTCTCACCGTCACTTCAGTCGTTGGGCTGCCATTTATTGGGAGTTCTGAGCTTTCATCCTCAACCCCATTCGTCACATAGACACCCAGTCTACTATCGTTATCCTCATCACAACATCTACCGCTAAGGACTAGGATATTCCCTAGTGATCCAACACTTTCCCAGTTTCTCTTGTATGTGTCGTCGCCCCCGCCGTCTATTGCCGAGGCTGTACCGTATCCCTTTACCGATATACGGTTATCGCGTACAGCAGCACGGAATGCTACATCCTTCCCCAGGAGGAGATCTCTATCTACGAAATCTTTCCCGTCATGGACGATCGGCTGAGAATTGATGACGAAAACCCCTGAATCCCTATGCCTAACAGAGTATAGGAGCTTCGAAGGTTTGTTCCTGTAATTATGGGTGTTATCAGTGTCTGGGTATGTTCCTCGCTTTGACTCAATGTCATCCGCACCAAATGGCCTGGATTCCCATACCATTATTTCGTAGATCTCGTTTGTTACTCCATCCCTTATCGTGCTGTAGGCAGGAGCGCCGTCTATTGAATTAGAGCTAGTGTTGCAGTTTGACTTATGACCACGGACATTAACGCACGTTCCTCTTTCCTTTAGCTTTCCATCTTCATACTGGGAGAAGGCGCTCTCTCCATCGAAGACTATAAGCTCGTCATTATAGGCCGCAGATGCTTGTATATTCGAAGGGGCAGTACCACCGCCAAAAAGGGTTGGGTCTTTCCCTTTGAAGCCCTTTCTTTTGTTGAACTCCCCAGCTTTGGATATCCTTATGTTTTCCGCAGCACGCATCTCCCCCACTGCCTGGGCTCGCCCGGATGGTTTCTCATTCATCCCTACTGCAAATGGAAAAGCGAAACTTGTTTTTTCTGCCATTAGAACACCCACAAATCGACTGTGCAGTCATTGTCGCAAAACAGGCTTAGGTTGCCCCCACCTGTCCCACTCCATATATTAGAAGGTCGGTTTTGATTTAGGACCATGTATTTGGAATTGCCGCTAACACCAGGTATTGGGTTTCTTGTTAGTTTGTACACGTACATACCGGAGTCGTAAGTCGAGTAAGGAAAAAGCACGTCCATCGATGAAGGTAAGCTGCTCATCAAAAGATAAGAAGAAACCCCAGAAGCCCCTATATCCTTTATGCGAAAAACCCCTGGCGCCAGATCTCCTGGGGATGAAGGCGCCCGAGGGCCAAACCTTATAAGTTCATTGATGCTGAAATCGTGATTAGATGCATCAGGGAAATCAGCCGTAGATCGGATATTGATCGCGGGGATTATAGCTCCAGCCTGAACACCGCTGATTGTTCCTGTAGGGCTGTAGGATACTAGCGCCTCCCTTAGTGATCCATTTGACGCTATACACTCTACTTTTGCTGGGCTGACGTATGTAACACGGAGACCCGCCAGAACATCACCAAACCCCTCCCTAAAGGCATCCGCAAGAGACTCTGCTGTTGCATCATTACTTGTCGCGGCAGTCCAATCATAGGCTGTTGGCGATGATGTTACATTCTCCCTTGTTATGCTTGACCGCTGCGTGCCGAGTCTTACATCTAAGCCCACTGGTATTATGGTCCAGTCAGCAACCGTAAAGGTAGTCATTCCGACGCCCGAAACAGGGTGATTGGATGCGTGCGCCGTTGATTTCAGCTTAACGCCAGACAGAAGGCTTCCGCCCAAGATTCTACTGCTCTTTACCTGATTGAAGGTGTTCTTAAGTCTCGTTTCGAGATCATTCAAAGCCCCATCGTTGTGCTTTGCTTCTGTAAATCCTCGAAACGGCATTTCTCATCCTAAATCCAGTTAATGTAACTTCTTATTGCTGTTCCTACTTTGACATCTGCTATTGCTCGACTCTCGCCTGGTGTCCTGTTCTTGGCTACAATCATGAGTCGTTGCCTAACACCCTCTCTCTCTGCCATCAGAACCTTCGTGTCCGATTCCTCTTTCTGGAGCATCTTAATGGCTGCATCCAGAATAATGAATCTCTCGAAGCCATTGGCTAGAGCCTTATCGATGGTTTCGAGTGTTGTCCCTGTCTCAGCAGTAAACTTCTGGGGCTCTGGAACGTACCATAGAGTCACCGTTCCCCCTGGTGGTGATTCAGGTATGAACCGGATATTATCCCCCTCGATAATAAAGAATACATTCGCCATGTAACCCTGCTTTAGCATCGGGCTCTCGTAGGCATTTCTTTCCTGGAACATGTATCGACGGATTCTGCGGGTTACACCGCCAGAGCCAAAGTCACACCCAAGGGCTTTCCAGAAGTCATCAGGTAGTGCCTTAACATTGTCTCCGTCGTCACCTCCTGTAGGAAGGGAGAAGGAAGTAGATTTTAGATAGTAAAGCTCGTACTCATTCACCATCATCTCATGAAGCTCTGCAACTGCCTCGTTGATATAATCGATAACCTCTTCGTCAGTACAGAATTCGGAGTTCTCCTGGTCAGCCCTTCTTCGAGATCGCGTGATAAGCTGTGCTAGAGTTACCTCATTCTTTGCCATTCCATACTCCAAAAATAGAAGGGGGCCGAAGCCCCCATTCCATCAATAGTCCTCGTCATCACTGTTTAAGGCTATTTGGACAAAGTCGAGCAAGGCCTCACAGGCGTCCTTTTCTCTGTCTTCTGATGCCTCTACACCAATGGCGCCGAGGAACTCGCTGCAAGCACCCAGGAGGGCGTCCTTGGACCCCAGGGACTCCTCCTCATCCTCTACCTCTTCACCTTTGGACTTCTTTCCTTTCTCAAGGATCATAAGAGCTACGCCCTTCTTTTTAGGCATCTCATCCTCCCCTTAAAATACCACGCTACTGTTGCGCAGTACGAGCAAGAACGTGAACTCTGAGCCCGTCGTCGGGGTTATCAGAGCCGGGTCAGTCGCTGAATTATAAAACTCAATGTAGACCTTTTTGGAGTCAGTATCCTCTGTTCCAGTCTCATAGTGACTCTTAACACTTCCGCGCAATTCATCACCTGTGCCAAGTCGATGAAACGAGGCACTGGCAAAAAGTAGACCGCTGTAAATATCATCCAACTGGATGTAGTAGGTTCCTGTTGAACCTGTGTCCAATGGACCACCAACGGAAAAGCCAACACCATCAGGTACTGATTGACCATTGACTGTTACCGTCGCAATCGTTGGAGCCCCGTCTGTGCCAAGACTGACACGACCAGCGATCAGCTTGACCTCTTTAGCCAATGCCTGAACATCTGCAAATGACCGATTAGCCATAGTTCACCTCCTTAAAGTGCAATACGAACATTGAATCCTGGAGCATTACAGGCGACGTTACCGTAGAACCCGATCCGGACTTCGTAGGCGTCTGCTGATGACTTTCGCAGCATTCTGTTTCCATCCAAATCAAGGATGTGAGGTGCTCCGCCTAGAGAGTTTAGGGACCAAGTATTCATCTGGAGCATCCAGGCAACGTCCGGCTGACAGTTTAAATCAGGAACCACATTGATGACTCCGTTTGGCCCCTGGACTGCTAAGCTTCTGAACCCGACTTCAACATCCTTTGGCTTTAGTTCGTCGTAACGAACTCTTGAGCCGAGTGATTTCTCCAGGTTGATATAGGAATCATAGGAGAGGATGCATGTATCTGGTCGAGCACCAGCGCGGGCTGCTTTCCCTGCTCCTGAGACCAAGGCCTCTTCGATTGGCATTGCAGATCCATCAAAGCGGATACCGCCCAATCGCTCGTTATCCTTTGTCCTGACTTGGCCGAAAAACTCCGTTGCGGTGGGGTCGTCAGACGGAATCCATCCATCCAGGCCCATAATCGCCTTTGCATTTCCTGTTTGCAGTTCCTCGTCCGCGTCTACAATCTGTGATGACTGAGTCCCAGACCGGAAGATGTAATCGCTTACAGATAGGCTATCAGTCGCGCTGAATGTAAACTCTCCGGTTGACCGGTTAATCGTCGCTACTACACCGCCACCTGTACTTGCGTGCTTTCTCCCGTTCTTCTTTGATGAGAAGACCAGAGACATTCCAACTTCAAAGTTTGCGATGTCTTCAGCGTTTGTAAGTTTGGCAGTTGTTGAGCCGTTGGTAGTTTCAACCTGGCCCATATACCCGCCACCATCACGGAAGAGCTGAACAGAGAGGTCACGAGTGAGCGAATGAATCGCTCCGTCAATCTCCATGGTTAGAAACCGGATAAAGGCGTCAGCCTTACCTTCGGTCGCCTTAATAGCTTCAGCATCAATAGTTGCGACTGAATAATTCTTAACACGGGTCAAAAGAAACTGACCCAAGCTTGATGTCGATGTTTCTCCCTGCGCGGTTTCGAAGGTTGCTGAAACGTTTTGTGGGTTCCCGTACAATAACGGAATCGGCATATTTAAGCCGCCGAACTTCTCGTATTTGGGAATTAGTGCATAGAAAGGATTGTTTTTGTAAACAAGGTCCTTAATTCGAAAATCTTTGTAATGCTGCTTTACAGCTTCTGATACGTCGTCAAGATTTAATCCTACTGCTGGCATTCTACTCTCCTTGGTCGCGAATTACTAAGCGATAGGAGACACTGCGCCGCCTATTCGCCGAAAAACTTAAAGTTACGGGCAAGGTGGTCGATATGCTCATCCCTAGTCATAGGTTTTGAGTGAGCTTCGCCATCCGTGGTCGTTCCGACCGCCGCAACTGAATTTGATAATGTTTTCGGCCTTGAATCTGGCTGCCGAGGAGCTTCTGTTTTCGCTTCGTTCCCAAAGGAATCTTTATATTTTTTGGCTATTTTCTTGCTGCCAAAGTAGCTACGGGCCTCCTCTTCGAGGTGATCCTCGACTAGTTGCGCCGCTTGCTTATACTCCATGACTTTCGAGGTCGAGTTGTAATGCTCTTGCATTACTTCTGCCACTAGACCATGCGCGTCCCTTGAATGTATAAGCTCAAAGTCTTCACTATTAGTCTCGACGAAATTACGTATCTCGTCAATGAAATTATTGTATGCTTTTTCCTGGCTAGAGACAACCTCTTGTTGCTCTCGACTACTTAGCTTTGCCTCTAGCTGGTCAATCCTGCCCAGGAGCTTGTCAATATTGGCATCTCGCTTGTAATCATCCGGCTTTTTATTCCCGGTTATGATGTCCTCGGATAGTCGATCAAAGTCTAAATCTAGTTTAGACAATAGCTCTCTCGGGTTCTCGGCGGCAATCTTTCGAAGCTCTTCGAGTTCCTTAGCAGCGCTGTTAGGCTTACCTTGCTGGGACCGAAGTTCTGACAACTCCTGCTGGAGCCTCTTATAATCGTCCTGCTGACCCCTTACGGATTTTTCGCGCTTGGCTAATTGAGCGAATCTCCGATTAAAGTCGCGGTTCGTCGGTTCAGGCTCTTTTTCAGGGGCTGCATCCACAGATTCCGGCCCTTCCCCAGGGGTAACTACCTCTGCTGCCGGTTCGTCTACGGTTTCCTCTGTTTGTTCATCCGCTCTCTTTGCCATCAATCCGTTCACATGATCAATTGTTTCCTGCAAGTTGTCTTGTGCCATTTCCATCATATCTCCTTACTGTAAGTCTTGAGGCGGGAGTGCCTCTGGTTCCGAAGGCATTGCTGCCTCAATCTCAGGGGGTAGTTCACCCCCTGCTCCAGGAGGCAATTCACCTCCTGCTTCGGGCGGTAGTGGCGGCTCAGCTCCCAGAGGGGGTGTTGGAGGCTGAGCTGCCTGCGCCATGCTAGTCATGAGCGCCATACAGTCCTCAATATATCGCCGAAGAAGTGCCATACGATTCTCGGGTGCATTATTTATCTTTGCGCGTAGATAAGCCTGCTGCACCCTCTTTACCGATAAAGCCAAATTGCTATACGGCTCAGGTTGAATGTATTTTCCTTTATCGACCATATTTTCAATCAGCATATCAATCTCATCTTGATCTGCCGTCAAATACTGAGTGACCGATTCTATGTCTGGATAATCCAGGAGTTTTAAAATGGTGCTTGGATCTTGTATGATCCCACTTTGAGCAAGCTCGATAACCTTCTGAAGCTTGCCAGCAGGGGTCTGGGGAAGGAGCGATGTCGGCCATATCTTCATGACGTACTGTTCCTCGCGGAGATCGACATCCTTCCATTTAATCTGCTCTATATACTTGTCGCCGCTGCTCACGACCTCGTAATCATCGCCGCGCTCCGCAATACCGCGAGCCAAGTCAATCATCTGCTTGGCTGCGTCCATAAACATGTTCTCGTAGTTCTGAGCCACGATCATGAAGCGTTCTGTCTCAATATCGGAAAATTCTCGAAGTGCTACTGCTGATTCGATGCCCGCAGGCTTTTTCGACATCGCGGCAAGCTCACTTACCCCCGATATTTGATAAGCACGGTTAAAAAGTCGGTCTAAGTGAGAAAAAACCTCTCCAGATACTGTTTTAGGAACATAGAAGACCGGAGGCTTGCCAATATAGTCGACGATGCCCCATTCCTCGTTGTTAATCTGGTGGTCGGCTATTTGTGACCCGGTTTCAAGAAAAACCTTCGGCTTCGCCAGATGCATTTGCTGCTGAATGTTCTTAAGGAGCGTATTAATCTCCAGTTGTATGCCCATAAGCTGCTCAGCGAGTCCCTGACCCCAGAATCCGAGAAGACGATCAGACCAACGAAGAAAAATGAAAGGGAAATGATTATGCTCATGCTTTTCGTCCAGGAGTGTTACGTTTTCCAAGCAAATAACGTGACGACCATCAGGAGCGCCGTCTATGCTCGGCAAGTGCCATGCTTCGACGACTTGTACCATTTCTGTGACGCTCGCACCAGAACTACGGTCATCAGATTCAATAACTGATGCTTCCTTAATCTCATTCTCGTACTCCGGGTAGGTATATCTTAGAACATCACGAGACACTGCCTTTACCTGGAAGATACTTCTCGGTTTCTTGTACTTGGCCTCCTCAACAGAGACCATGATCTCCTCAGGGAATACTCGCTCACATATGATGTCCGAATTATGCTCGTACACCTTAAGGACGCCCGTCCCAAAAACGCACGAGTCCATAAAGACCTCTGGGGCGACTTCGTAAATCTTCGACCGATAAAACTGGCCATCACAGAACTTCTCCAGGAGCCTTCCCTTTCTCTGCTGGGAAAAGTCACCGCCAGAAGTAAGGAAGGTGCAACGAGGTCGATTCTTTGCAATCTTGGCCTGCACTGTATCGCACATTGACTTAATCACGTTAAACGTGACCGGCCTGTGAGAACCACCACCCTGAGGCCTCGATACACCGACCAAATTCAACGACGGAATATTCTCGTCGTTATAAGATCTGTAGTGCTGAAGATTTAGGCTGGTAATGTAACCATAGTCCCTCTTCATTTCATGAAGGATGTCGAACACAAAGTTGTGCGACTCCCTGTCTTTTGCTTGCCACCAGAATATTCGTTCTTCGCCTTCTCTCATCTTTATTACCCCTAGTGATAATTATCCTGCATTCCTGCCAGTACGCTCGCGGTTCTACATGCGGCTGGCGGACCGTCGTCATTTAGACCTTTTTCAAGCTTTCCTATATATTCCTGCTCTATCATATCCCAGTATTCCGACGTTCCATACCTTGGTCTAACCACTGGGGCCTTATAAGTATAGTGCCGACACTCCCGCCAAGCATACAGGGCTGCATCCGATAGGTGGTTCTCGAATCTGCCATCTTCCTTCAGCCTGCTTTCGTCCCACTGCAAAACATCCCATTCATCAAGGATAGGGCAGTTCTCAGGGACCATCACCCGGTTGGCAAACAGGTCATCGTTCATTATCTCAATGAATGAAGCTTTCTTCTTCTTCTCCGCCGCCTGGATAGGAACACCAAATCTCTGTCTGATCTCCTCGACTATTGACCTACCAAGGCCACCGGTATCAGCCACGATGGAAACAAAGCCGAAGTGCTCATTCAGTTCGATAACCTTATGAGCGATCTGAGTGGGGATCATCTTAGATTCTTTGTAGGTCTCCACAATATAGCAATCCGGTAAATCCCTACTAAATCCCAAGACCACAAAAGCAGTGGCGTCCGCATAACCCAAATCCACTCCAAGCACATACTCCCAATCTGCTGAATCATCGGGCGCCTCTATGTAAATGTTCTCATCTGTGTATTTATATATTAGCGAGTCGAATGACTTTACCCACTTACCGCACCACTCTCTCTGGAAGACCGGATTGTCTTCGGTCCAATTTCGCTTCTGGAGCTTCTTGGCAAGAAACTCTGCGGCGTGTGGGATGTAGGGATTCTCTCTTACTGTCCATTTATGGACGGAGTATTCATATTTCGGGTTAGTAGTAGCATCGTAAAAATAACCAGAACACCGGGCATTCGGCGTCCCGGTCAGCATCAAGGTCCCGTTGTAGTCAATAAGTGCTGGCTCGATAACCTCTTCAATAAGGCTAGTCAGGAAGGGTCCATAACTCGCGGCTTCATCGATGATAACCAACGGGTAGCCAGAACCACGGAGCTTATCGACATCAGCCTCATCATTGGCTCCGTTCAATATAATCTGGGAGCCATTCCTTAGGGTAGCAATCAGTTCAACGTTATTAAACTTCATGCCTATGTGATACTGCCGGTTCGCCTGCTTAAGGAGATTCCACATAAGACGCTTGGCAACCTGACGGGTTATAGCGATATAAGCGACGATGGAGTTCGGATGCTTGAACGCCTCTTCGATCATATAATAGCAGCAGGTGTGAGTCTTCCCAGCTCGACGGGAACAAAGGGCTGCCTTAAATCTAGATTCGTCATCGACAAGAGCAAGCTGTCTATTGAATAAGTCTTTGCGCCAAGGATAGGTTCGGTTTCCCGCAACCTCATCCTCTGGTGGCTTTAACTCGCCATGACGCTTGATGAGTTCGCCAAGGACGGCTCTCCCATCGATTACCTTCTTCTTTCTGGACAACCAACTACCCCATTTTAGACAACTGACTCCACCATCGTATCCGTCTTCTTCATAATCTTACTACGTTTTCTGCGTGTGGCAACCATAGGGTTTATTTCTTCAACAGCCTGCATATGGCTGATCGAAGTAAGAGGGATAATGAATTCCCCCCTATCCGTCTTAACCACAACCATCTGTAGCTTCTGGATGTAGTCAATCATGAAATCCTCCTGACCACGGATGTTGTTGCTGAACGAGGTATGACCTCCGATAGATCGGGCGTCAGACGTCAATATCACCATGCTGAGTCTCATATAAATTCTCCAAGTCCTCTAGACCGTTGTGCATCTGCAAGTGAGGCACATACATTATGTTGTGTTTAGGTTTAAGCTCTTTGATTATGTAGCTCTTGTGACTGGCAAGGATTGCCTCGCCCTGCTTGTACTCGAACACCTTCAGGAGGGAATTCAGTAAACCCCATCTCCGGAAGGGAGCTTTAGTATAAGCAAAATGTACCACCAAAAATTTGGAGGTCCTCTTCGCAGTTAGCCAACTGTAAATATCGTTTTCTGTCTCAGCACTATCTCCACAGGCAACAACCGTAGTGGATTGCTCAAGGAGCCTCTTGATGACCCCCTTATGCATCCGAGTGATAGCCTTCTTCGGGATGTCCTTGTTCTGACCCTGGTAGCTTTGGACCCAGGACTTGTAAATAAAAGGAGCATCGTCGGCATAAGCCTTCCGGATCCTGACAGGCAATTGCTGAACAACCTGGTAAGCACTATCTTCCACCCTTGCCTCCGATCTGCTTCGCTAGAACCTCGGCAGCTAAAGTGTGGATCTTCTCATCGTCCAAAGTCTCCAACTCGCTCTGCTCTCGGATATTCATCTCAAGATTGGCAAGCTTAACAAGGCTGTTGGTCAACAAAGCAAAACTCTTACCGTCCGCAGTATCCAACCCGCGAGTCTTAGCCTTGCCACGGAGACGATGAAGCTCCTCGTCGATAATCGAGTAACTACTGCTCATCATTGAGTGCAATGAGGGCAAAAGGGAGATCTCTACCTGGTTAAGATCCTGGTTGATCTCGACCTCCTTGGCTTCGATCTCCAAGGACTGAGATTCTTCCATTCTAATAGTATCGTAGTTAATAGAGAGAGGGGTCTTCCCCTTCTTGCGAGTCTTAGAGTCCGACACGGTCTTGCCTCCCGGCTGGCCTGAGCCAAACGGGGACCCGATGGTAGGTCGAGCCCCCGCAACAACAAACAAAAGGTACTCAAGGAATATGGAGCACTTTCAACCATTCTACTGACATTGAGGCTAGGGTCAAGAAGCTATCCAGGGGAATCAAATAAAAGCCTAGGAATTAAATTAGGAGATCAGTGTAACCCCGAAAACAGGAGAAGGGATTACACTATAAAGATACGGGAGAAAGTTTGGTGACTACCCTAACTACCCTAACTACCCTAACTACCCTAACCTGAGAGTTATGACGCAGCGTGTCAATAGGATTCAGGTCTAGTGGCTGTGGGGGATATATATATG